CATTTTAGCAATCCATTGCTTACCGCCATAAAAAACAACTTGACCAGAAGTGTAGGATTGAGCATTCCAATCTGAGGGGGTTGATGAGTATTGGTTTAAAAGTATATCTGAGTTTTTAGAAGTGTCTGCCCATTCAAAACCATTCCATTGCCACAACTTTACAGGCAAATCATCTACATCTAATTGCATGTAAAAATCAGCGTAGTTATAAGCTATGGGAGGTGTAGAATTGGGGTCGTTTATTCCTGTATGTAATTGAACTCCGTTGTTTGTTAAATTTTCAAAAAGATCTTTCAAAGAGTTGATTGATTCTACGACACTATTATTTTCGCTTGTAGTCAGCGTGCTTAAGTCTCCAATATTGTTATTGGAAAAATTTAACAAATATTGCAAAATTGGATTTAAAACATTTGCCGTTATATCATTGCTTCCATTAGCCACTATGTAGGCGTTTATTTGGTCTAGTACTGTAGTGTATGTAGGTGTAGCCATTTATCAATAATTGTTAAAGTCGTTATTAAAGTCATTATTAAAATCACCGTGAGGCGTAAAGATAATGTTTTCAAAAAGATTATCAAAATCATTATTACCACCTTCGTAAATAAATGGCAATTCATCCTCTAAAGCATCGTTTAAGGATTTTAATTTTATAATCGCCCCGCCTCCCGAGTTCTGCGGGTCGTAAGTGTAACTATCTGTTGTTAATCCAAATTCAAAACCGTAAATTTCTACTGTGCCGTCATACATTTGTAAAGCGACAAAATAATCGGAATTGTCAAGTTGTTTTAAAATGCATTTAACCGTTTGATTAACTCCTAAAACATTGATAGTCACAGAATGAGAATATTGCGGGATTCCATTTACCGTACTTTTTTCAACTACTCCAAATATGGTGCTACCATTCTCGGTCATTGAAAATAAAAAGCCGTGTAAATCAGGTTTTAAATTAAACAAAACTTTATGGCGGCAGTCATACACATCGTCTATTGATACGGTACTGGTTAAAATTTGCTTATTTAGAACATCATCACGATTTATTAACACCGCTTGCTGATAGTAGTTTTTTACAACGCTACCACACGACAAATCTAAACCAGCTCTTAGTTTTTCGCAACTCATTTGTTTATATTTCTACTTTTTAATCCGTATCCTTTTGATTTTGTGCCTCCGCATTTGTCAGAACCACACATACACTTATCTTTTGAACAATGTGTATAATCAAAAATGTCTTTATTTTGACAAAGAAATCTTTGAGTTCTTTCAAAAGAAATCAATCCCATATTCCTATACTTATCTGAAAATCTTTCTAATGCTTTTGCATCAATCGGTATTGAAAATTCATTGGTTTTTTGAACTAAACCAGTTGCGGTATCGTTAAACCCATTAAGCATAACATACCGAGCATAAGAATAGTAAGCCATTATTTTATAAATACCCTCGAATGGTCTTAATTTACCTCCGCAATCTTCGTAATTTCCACCTTCTAATAATGCTTTTTTTTGCGTGTAATTTGTTGGCAAAGTTGGTTTAGGCAAAGGCGCATCGTCGTAAGTTTTTATTTCGGTATCTATCGCCTCTATGTCTAGCCAAAAATCACAAAACAACTCCGACAAATCGAAATTAGACGCTTCATTTTCGGCTGCGCATATTTTGGATAAATCGCAATGTTTAGCGAGTATTCCAATACAATTATACTGTTGTGGTAGTAGGTTCATTTTGTAAATTTATATCAATTATTGGAATAATTTTGCACGGAAAGCCTAAATAAGTCAATGTATCTTCAATTTCTTTTCTTTCATCATGAGTTTGTTCGGTATAGAACTTTTTCATTTCCACATAAGTAGAAGACTGTGTACCAAAAATAGAAGTTTCTGCTTTTACAAGTTGTGAAGGCACATTGTTAGCTTGTGAGTAAATACTATCACTAACATATACCTTAGTTTCTGACGCTAATTTATCATCAAATTCAGCCTTTACCTGCCCTACTTTAAAAACTTTTTCAATATCTGCTCCAGCTTCCAGAGCTAAATGATAAGTGCCTCCTATATTTTCAGACCCTAACCATTTTACAATATCTTCGTCAACGGTGTTGTTTTCTTCTTCATCTAACCCAGCGGTTACAACATAGGTTTTACCTAAAAAGCCAGTCCTAACACTTCTATTCACGTACATAGCATAGCGATATTCCCAATCCATTTGGTTATACACAGCGTCAAAAGGCGACAACGCATATTTAAATTCTGGAGTCAAGTTCATGTAGTAAACTTGCCCTCTATAGTAAGGTAACATTGTTGCTAAGTCAGCTTCCTTTTCCTTTGGATCAGTTGCTAAATAGTCGGCTTTTATTTGAGATAAAACTACATTTGGATCACTATTGAAAGGGTAAAACCATTCTGATGTAGTTGTTTTTGAACCAAAGATTCTTTTTTCTACTGAACAATCTTTCAGCCAATATTTTGAAACAAAACTATTGTCGTCTTCCTTTCCCAGTCTTGATTTAGTATATTCTAATACATCAAGTGTAGGTCTAAGAACGCCATTTTCTAAATATTGCCCGACATGAAAAAATGTGCCGTTTTGCCTAGAAACGTCATTAGCTGACATTCTAACTATTTTTGAAAGTTTATAGTTTTTATCAGGGTTTACTACAGAATCAATTTCAACTCCTTTTCCAGAAATATATTTCGCAAATACTTTTGAAGCCGACTTTCCAGAAGGCGAATTTAAAATGGCTAATTCAATTTCGTTTGGGTAAAGGTTGTTTTCTCCGTTGTAGTATATTGACTCATCCTTGGTTTCTGCCAATGGGAAAAACCTCCTGTAAAGCTCAACGTACTTAGCCCTAAATTTTCCAACTGTAGTTTTTATTTCAGACATTATTTTCTGTTTTTTCTATTTCTTTTTTTTGGAGGTGCGGAAGCCGAAAATATATTTTCTTCTATTGATGGTTCGTTATTTAATAAATCATTAACTTCAATAGTGGCTATTTGCTTATAAACGCCATTATCTACAACACTTAATGTTGCTGTTTTTGCTTCTTCAACAGGAAAAATAAACATTTTTTTACGCTCTGCAATTTCTTCATCCGTGCCATTTGAAATGAATTCTTTTATAAATTCATCAGTCAAAATGTTGTCGTACTGACGAAAAGTTCTACCATCTTTTTTGTAGGTTAAAATCCTGCCTTGAACTTTTTTTATCTGTATTGATTTCATTCGATTTCTTTTTTGTAAAGTTACCTTTTTTTTCGAATATAAAGAAACTATTTTTTGCCAATCTGTACCAAATGAACATGATGCACAATTTGGAGTTTTGCCAAAAGCCTCTTTAAAGTAAGTTAGGTATAAATGCATAAGGTTAGAATCTCTTCTAACCTCAGCTTTATTTAATAATATTAATTCTTCAACTTTCATAAACTAAACACTTGGTGCGCCATTGTCGAAGTTGGAATCAAAATCTGCATTCTCTGAACCAGATGGAGTTGATTTATAAACCAAAGGCACATAATTTTCTGGAGCAATATCTAAAGACGATAAAACTATAGCAGTACCTCCACCACCCTCTTGAACGTCATAGGTAAAGTCTCCAGTTGTTAGTCCGTTTTCAAAGCCATAAATTTCAACTGTGCCGTCGGTAAATTGATAAGCAACAACATACTTGCCTTTACTTAATGAATCTAAGATACATTTTGCTTCTTCTGTAGAGCCTACAACCAGAATTTGAGCGTTATGCTTGTATTGAGCATAACCTAAATCAGAAGTGGTTTTGTCAAAATAACCTTTGTAAGTACTTCCACTTTCGGGACCAGTAAAACGCAAACCTGTTTTACCTTCTTTTAAAGAAAACTGAACACTATATGCACATTCTGGGTCTTCCGCTGTTGGTACGCTTAAAACTACTGTTGCTGCGTCAATGTCTGATTTGTTTATCACAACTGCTTGCTGGTAAAATCTACGGGCAGGAGCGATACAACTCGCATCCTGACCGTTTTTTAATGTACCACATATACTTGCTACTGCCATTATTTTTATTTTTTAAAGATTAAACACTTGGCGATGGAGTTTCCGCACCAATGTAAACATATTCATCCGTCGGCAAAGCAGAACCAATTAAAGCCTCGGCTTCAATAACTACTTTTTTAGTGTCTTTGTTGTACCAAATGTCAAACTCATTTAAGTTTTCGCTCGACTGAGTAGCTATAGGCATGTTGTTTCTATAAGTCAATAACGCTCTGTAAGGACGATCTAAATCTAATTGAGAAATAACCCCGTCTAAATCTCTTTCAACCTCGACTGGAATACCCAAAATAGTAAGATTACCATTTAATGTGTAAGTACGCATAGCGGTTAATCCATCAGGCGAAAAGCACTCGCAATTATATTGCGACTTGTCTTTAAGTCCGTTTAAGAATCGAACCCATAAAGCCGCCATTTTTCTTGTCATTTTCCAAACTACACCTTCTTTGTCCGACCAGTCAGACTCCATGAAATAAGCATAAGCTTCTTCTAGTGCTTCGTATATTTCTGCTCCTGTTGGGTTTACTTGGTTAAACTCCAATTGCAACCCTGCGCCAGCTTCTGCCTGAGTGAAAAAACCGTCAAAGTCGCCTAGTAAAGGTGCGTTAGATCCAGTAGTCACTGATGTGTCAGCAAAATAAGCTACTCTATATTTTGCACCGTTGAAGTTTTTAACGATTTTACTTTGTAAATACAAAATTAATTGTGATTGCAAATCCAAATTATCTAATACTTGTAAATTTTCGTTGAAGAATTTTCTAAAATCAGGTAAAAATTCTTTCATACAAATGTCATAACGGCATCCTATTTGTCCAAGCGTCCATTTTTTACCTGAAAAAGTGATGTTAAGGTCACAAGAATTTTGAGTACAGTCTGTTTGAGACATAAAAGGAAATGATGCATAATCTACTGACTCATCTAAAATAGGCACTACGTCGCCAGTGCTTACACCTGTTATTACAGCGTGTCTTTCTGTGATTTCAGGGCTTAAAAATGAATTTGTAAATATTGCATTTGATAACGTTAGTTTCTCAGCAGCCGTAAGCGTTTCCGCTAAATCTCGCATCGCTGCGAATGTTGATGTATCTATTGCCATTGTTATTTGATTTTAATGTTTTGAATGTTTTTAATTTTGTCAGAAAGTCCTTTTTCTGTTTCTTGTTCTTTTTCTTTTGGAGCTTCTTTAGGTTGGTTTGGTGCGGGTTTAGAACTAGCTTTATATCCAGCGATTAAAGCGTCTTTAGTGCTGTTGCTTGCAGTAAGCTCTTCTACTTTGTTTGTTAGTTCATTTACCTTTTCCATCAAAGCAGTAATTGTGCTTTCTGCTTCTGCTAAATCTTCTGCATTAGTATCAGTCACGTCTTCTGATTGAATTTCTGTTAATTCTCCAGTTATAAAAACATAAGTTTCCCCGCTAGGCATTATAAAGCTTCCGTCGGCATTCATGCCATCGAAATAAGCTTTATCCCCTACATCCACAACCGCATCATCGGCCAACTCGTAAAAGTCTAGATCTTTGCCGTCAGCCGTAGATACAACTTTATTCGAAATCATTCCAAGCGTTTTTTTAGCATAGAATGTTAATCTTTTTGTTTTGCTACTCATTTTATTATCTTTGTTTTTGTTAATAATTCTTTTCAATGCTACTGGTCTAAAAACCTCCTCTACAGAAGTTGCAAATCTAATAGCAACAGCCTCATCAGCGGTTATTGAAGTGTCGTTATTCATTAGCGCTAAAGCTTCTTCACGTGTTAGGTCGGTATGCAATGCGTAGTGATCTGCTATCATATTATTGCATTTCTCTAATTCTGTGGCTACTCTGACTAAAGTTTTCGAATCGCCTTCCGAGTAAGTCCAAGCGTTATGTACGAACGGCTCTGTGTGTCCTGTTAAAACTCGTTCGTCTCCTGCTAAAAATATCACCGTTGCAATTGAAGCCACTTGACCTTCTCCGAATGTGGTAACTTTAGCATCATTATCTTTTGCATAACGTCTAAGCTCGTTGTATATGCTGAAACCTGTCTCAACGTCTCCACCAAAAGAACGAATTCGAACCTTTATATCTTTTCCTTCCGCCTCTGCTAATTGATTTTGAACATTTGAAAGGTTGACATATCCGCTTCCGAACCAATCTTCTTCAAATGGTATAATTTCTCCGTATATCTTGATCTCGTGCATACACTTTTTAATTTGGCATAAAATTAAATTTAAAAATACGATATTGATTAAAAATACATTGTTAAAATATTTGCACAAAAAAAACCGCTACAATTAAGTAACGGTTAAAATCTGCTTTCTTTTTAGATTAAACTTTTTTTTCCATAGCAACAACCGCACGCCTTACCGTGTCTATTGAGCATTTAAATCTATCAGCAACTATTTTGTATCTTTTCATTTGCGCTTGCTCGTAATCAATTGATTTGTAAAATAAGTAAATGTCATAATCAGTCATTACTGATAGTGGCATTCTTCCAATTCTCACGAATGTTTTTACAATATTCATATTAGAGCTTATATACTCAACTACTCTAGCCATTTATCGCATTTTGTTTTTGATTGACGTAATTTATAAGATAGTATGCAAAAGCATTCCCCACACATTTTATTGCTTAATTCTGGAATACTTTTGTCTTTAATTTGAAAAGCTTCTATTGGCTCATCTTCAAAATGTTCACAGCTCAAACAAGTGTTTTTCCTTTCGTTTGCTAGTAATTCAATATCGATATTAGTATTTTCAAAATTAAATTTTCCTTCAAAAAGAGGTTCTACACCAGCTTCTAGCAAAGTTAATGATTTTCCTTTTCCGCTTTGTATTTTTTTACTAAAATTTAGCATCGTTCATAATTTTACGATCATCAGACAATCCTTTTATCCCATCCCTTGAACCTCTAGAAGTTCCTGCCTCTGCGCCAATAGCTACGGCTTCGGCTATCATGCTAACTAATTGAGAATTATTCGCACTATTTTGAACGCTGTTTTGGTTTAAAATGTTTGATGCTCCATTTAGCCCAACACCTCCGCCTGCTTGGTTTATAGCGCTCAACTCATTTGCAAACATTGCTGTACTCCTTGCGTTTATGACGCTTTCCCCAGCCGACAAATTAGCTGTAATATTATCGCTAGTGCCGTCACCAGCTCCACGCAAACCAATTACCCCAGTAGCGTAACTAGGCGTTTTACTTACAGTTGGAGTTTTTGTAGCTGTTATCTGCTTAACTGCTTTGAATCCAGAAGCAATTGCCCCAGCGGCAGCAATACCTCCTAAAGCGGGCCCTACTATCGGAATGCCAGCCAGGGATTTATATGCAGCAACCGCACCTTGAAAAGTATCAATAGTAGTTTGAGCAATTGCGGCAGCTTTTCCAGCTTTACTTTCAGCACCAAATATAGCGGCTAAAGAGCCAAATGCATTGCTTGCAAGCTGAACCTTGTTCGCTTGCTTTGATGCTTCAATATCTTCCTGCATTTTAGCGTACTTTGAATTAATCAAAGATATATCTGCTCCTGTTTGCTCGGCATTTAACACCTCCTGTTGTCTTTTTATTTCAAGTTGTGCCTTTTCTATTTCTGCTTGCGCTAAAAAGTTTTCTTCATTGATTATTTTCTGATTTTCTAAATCTAATAAAGCTTTTTCTTTTTCCTGTGCATCACGCTCAATTTTTAATTGTTCTTGCGATATTCTGTTTTCTTCATCTATTCTATTTATTTCAGCATTATACTCTTTTTGATTTATTGCACCGTTTTCAAGCCTGATCTTCTGAAATTCTTGTTCTGCTTTTAATTGATTATCTAAAGCTTCTTTTTTTAATTGAAATTGATATTCTGATAAAAACCTATCGCTTTCTAAAATCCTTTGATTTTTTTCTATAGCAGCATCAAGTTCTAGCTCTGCGTTAGATATGGTTAGCTCTGCATTTTTTTGTGCAAAATCACTAGCTATCTGCGCTTTTCCTAGTTCATATTCTTTAGCCGATATTTTCTTCTTATCAAATTGAAGTTTTAAATTTGCCAGCTCTTTATCTGCTAGTTGCTTGTTAAATTCAAATTCTTGCTCTAAAGATTTCTTTTTGAAACCTTGATTTGCAATGAATAAATCTATCTCAGCTCTCGATTTAGTCAAGGCTCTTTCTGTCGCTTGTTCGTCCAGCTCTTTTTGTTTATCGGCTGCTTCTTTTCTAAGTGAATTTAAATTAGCTAGTTGCTCAGACTGTTGGCCCGTTATTCTCTCTTGAATGTCTGAAATATTCGCTTCTGCTTCGGCTCTAGCATCTAAAGCTTCTGTAGTTTTTCCCTCTGCTTTTATTCTTAAGTCCGCAACTTGCAGTTGTTTATTGGCTATTGCAAGTTCGGATGCTGATTGCTTTTGTAAAACAACGCCCAATTGGTTATTTATCTTTATTCTCTCAGAAATAGACTTACTTTCGTCATCTCTTTGTTGTCTTAGTTTTTCCGCTTGCTTTTGATAATCCAATTGAACTTTTCTTGCTTGTCTTTGTTGTACTGCCAATTCTCCTTCGGCTTTTGCTAAATTAGCAGAAGCTACAGAAGCCTGTTTAACTTCATTGGTAAAATTCCTAACGCCTTTAGCCGCACTTTCAGCACCTACGAAATCGAGAACCTCAGCAATAGTATTTAATGTTGCCTCTGCTACTTTCCCTACATTTTCCAAAACTTTAATAAAAACATCGGCAAAAAACAAACCTAGTGGCTTTACCACTTTGAAAAGCCCTTTAAAAATACCCGTTATAGCACCTGTTACAACTGCTAATTTTTGAGTACCTTCTTCCGTACTTGTTAGTGATTCTTTAGCCAACTTAAAAGCTCCAACGACCAACCCTACCGCCACGGCTAAAGCTGCAATTACTGCGCCAATTGGCGTAGCTATAAAGGCTAATCCTGCTTTTAATGCGCCTAAAATACCTGTTCTGATTGCCGTAAATGCGCCAGTAAGCATCTGACCAGCTCCACCTGCGTCCTGCGACCTTTGAACAAAATTAATTAAGCTGCCGTTAAAAGGGTTCATTTCTGACAAAGCCTCTCTAACTGATTCAGAATAGTTACCAATGTTCATGGCTTGTTGGGTCGTCGCACTAGAATTTTCCCTTACAAAAGCCGTATTTTCGTCAATCCTAGCGTTTAACTGTTGCATCAATTGCGCCTCTGCTTCAATGTTTGGATTTAACTGACTAACTATTCTGTTTAACTCTTGGCTTGATGCTCTTGCGTCATTTCTGTTGTTTATTTGGCGCAATAGAGCCTTATTGCCTAATTCTATCAACGAAGTGGTTCTCCCCTCTGCATTTTGATAAGCTGTTAGTTGGGTAGTGGTTTGGTTTATTTCTGTTCTAACCCTGTTAATAGATGTAGCTAAGTTTAACTCAGCTTTCTGCGCTTCTCTTTGAGCTTTCAAAAGAGCTTCCATTTCTTTCCTATTCGCTTCGATAGCTTCCGAGTTGTCTCCTGATGAATTTGTCAAAGCTTCGTTTGCTTTTTCTAGCAAAGAAATTTGTTTTGCCGTTTCTTTTACTTGATCCGCATAGGACTTCTGCTCTTTTTTTAGATCTAAATAAGTATCTTGTAGCTCGCTTAAATTGTTTTGAAGCCTATTTGTGTCTAAATTAAACGTCGCTAAATTTATTACCTCTGCCATTTTTTAAATTTTATTTATTTTAACAAATTCTCCTGTTGATTTTTCGCCCTCTGCAAATGAAATTTTATTGCAAATATAATAGGCATTTTCTTGTTTAAAAAAAACAGGCTTTCTAATGTCTAATCCAATGAAATCGTTTTCAGTCATTGCCATAGAAATAGTATGTGCTCTAAAATTATTAAATATTTTTTCATACTCTTTATAATTGTTATAAACGGCTTCTTCAAATAGCGTATTGGTATTTATAGATACAGGAATGCTAGATACATTCGTTTCGTTGTTTAGTATTTCTGAAATAATTTTGAAGTCTCCTACTTGTTCAAAAAAACGGATAAAATAAAACCTTCCTGATAATCCTTTATAATTTATAACTACATTTCCAGCTTCTTCTTGCGCTTCGGCTTCCCAAATCTTATATTGATTTGTTTGCACGCCATTTATAAACTCGGTCACTATTTTTTTGTCTGGAGCATAAATCTTTGAATTGGCGATTATTTTTTCGTCATCAATGTTTTGATTTGGCACATACAAAAATCCGTCTCCTTGATTATCAGTATCGACATTATTTTTTAATTTAAAAACATTTTTTTTAGCGTAATCATTAGTATATATTTCGCTAGTTCTTTCGATGAATGTATGTGACAAATCTTGCGCTTCTTCAAAATCAATCCTGCTATTCAAGGTTATAAACTCAACTGTATTTGTTTCTTGATTTAATACAGGCGTTAATCCTGTGCGCCAAAGTTGCTCTTTTATGAAATCTTTAATTAGAAAGTCCTTCATTTCATTCTCCAAAATAGTAGTCCCTAAATCGGTTTTTGAAACTACAAAGCTAGTATTATTGTGCCGCCATTCGTACGACCTGTAAAAGTCTCCGTTTATATTTAAGCCATCAGGGCATGATACTGCCATTTCTATCACGTCGCCAGCATTACACTGTAGATTAAAAGATAGCAACCTCTCATCTCCAACACCTGCAACATTTGTAACAAAATCACTTAACAAAGAACCTATAACCACACCGTTTTTGACAACATCAACCTTTGGGTTTGTGATTCTGTTGCCTCTATTTGGACGACGATAAATAACATACATTTCAGAGGTTAATTCAAAATTGTAAGAGTTAGTTTCTGGAATAGTGTATTTCCAATTGTCAACCAAATAACCCTCTACAATAGTAGAAGTGCCCCATTGCTTAAGTATATTTGCAAAATAAGAATTTCCACCTGCATGATCTATATATTGACTAGCGAAAAAACCTTTTGCTAAAGTAGCAATTACTTCATTAACCTGGCCCTGTGACACCTCTTTTGGATAAGTGATGTATAGGCCATTTAAATAATCAAGGTTGGTGTAGTCGCAATTAAATCCAAAGGTTGAAAATATAAGCTCCCAAAGTTTTCTAACTGAAAAAGAAGGGGCTAAATAATCGATATTGATTCCTTCTTCAAACAATACCTTGCCTCCATAATCAGCTACTATGTACTTGTAATATTCATTGGTGAAAGAGGCGACTACAGTACTTAAAAGCTTTTCATGGTTAAAATTTGATAAGTCCAAATCTTTACCTATCGTTTTATTTTCGATAGCTTTGAAAAAGTCAACCATGCCGTCAATAATGCCTACTTTATAGTTTTCATCCGTGCTACTTACATTTAACCAACCCTGCGAAATCAAATCAAATCCGTTACTCTTTAATTGAGCTATATTCTTGATGTATGGCACTTGTGATCTATCTCCACTAATACCGAGTTGTTGCATTGCTTGTGTGTTATTCGGTGTTTTTTCAAACTCAAAAGAGTTCGTGCTAGAGCATGTGACTTGTGCTAAATCAAATATGTCTGCAATTTGCTTAGTATATTTTATATTGGCGTTTTTAGGCAATTCAATCTGAACGCCATTTACAATTAATTCGACCATAACAAAGAGGGGTTGAATCGATGGTACAAACCTATTTGAAAATTTACAGAATAAACTTTCTTTATGTTATCATACTCAACAGAATTATTATTAGTAAATATTTTCTTCCAATTTCCATTTTGATACGCATAAATATCGGGGCTACAAACAAAATCCAAAGCGTAATCACGATACTCCTTTGGTATTTTCGAATAAACTTCTAAACTGCTTTTGTTTTCATTTCCCAAGTCTATAATGTTATTGGTGGACCCCGTAACATATCCTAGGTTTTGCCCTGTTTCTTTTGCCGTATAACTTTCAAATACCCAATAAGAATACCCCCCTTTTTGATTCAAGAATTTAAGGTAAATATTATTGCAACCCTTTATTCTTCTGTAATCAATATTGGTAACATCGGCTAAAGTCTGTTTTTGAATTACATAAGTTGGCGACAAATAATAATCAAAAACAGGAAATCCAAGCCAAACAGGCAATTTTTCCGAGAGCCTTAATGTTTGATTTGGCGATATAGTTTGATTAGTATCGTTTACCCTTTTTCCTCCTCGAATGAAGTCTTTTATAAAAGTAATATTTGTGTTATCGTTTGAAGTGATTGAAATCTGTATTTTGGTAGAATTGTTAGTTTCTCCATTAGGCACGTCCATAAGGCTTTTAATTACAGATTGAATGTTAATCAATGCTTTATTGCTTGCATCTGCATAGCTTATAAATTGCGTGCTTATTTTTGAATTAGCAAGATTGCTGAATGTGGTCCTGAAATAAGTAGTCGGAGAGTCTGACGAAATCGTAAGCCAAATTTCATTATTTATAAAATATCCATTTCCGTTAAGATCGTGTGAAATTATCATTTATTTGTCGTATTAAAATTCTGTTTATTTCAATCGTTACGCCTTCTTTTATTTTTGAGTAGATATAATCAACAACCTCTTTTGATTGTAATACTTCTAGTAAATCTGTGCCTTGCGGATAGAATCTAGTGCCTTCGTTTTTTATCTTGGTCGCAACGGCAAAAGCAATACTTCTCGCTTCATTACCTCCTACTCCAAACTTTGCGTTTACCCAAGGAATTAATGCGCTGACTGGCGGTGCTGTACCTCCTTTTCTACCATTAGCCAACCAATAAGTATAGTCCATTCCCCATATTTCTCCGTTTCCATTTACCGCTTTTGCTTCTAAAGCATTTAGCCAGCTTCCTGTCGCATTCATGCCTAAAGAAATGAATTTCGGCTTTAAGAAGTTATCGATTACGCCCTGCATAGTTTCGATTATTAGTTCGTCAGGTATTTGAATTTCAGCCGTCACGTTATTTGCGTAAATGTATAATTAATTTTCCAGCCGTTGTAATTGTTATCCAAATAGTTGTGTATCAATGTTGCATCCTGATTCATATCAACATTTACATTTGTAACGCCTAACAACTCGCATGTGTCTAAAATATTATCACAACCCAGGCACTCAATTATCGGTTTAAAAATAGTTTCCCATTTTGATTCGTCAACTGGATAACCTTTGATTTCGTTGTAATTATTTACACCTAGATTTTCCTTTTTCAAACACCATAAAGAAAATGTCCATGTGCAAGCTTTTCCGATAGTCAATCCTGTAACTGAATTACGCTGCTTTGTTTCTCTGAAACGAATGTCAGTCAAAAAAACATTTACACAGCAAGTTTCCTCTTGCACGATGTTGATTTGGCTTGAAACCAATGGAGCTGAAAATTCCCAGCACAACCCGCATTTTTCTTGTTCGTTCCAAAGCTCTGTTTGGTCTTTCCAGAATTTTACTATATCTAACGACATCTATTTTATTTTTGCTAGTTTCTTTTCAATTTCTGCTTTTGTTACCTCCATGTATTGCTTGTCAAACACAACACTATATTGCAACGCTCTTACTTTGTCGTAATCCCAGGGACAACCCTTTGTTAAGTTGTCTAAAGTATTCATTAATCCGAATTTATCTAACTTACTTATTCCCGCCTGAACTAGTTTAGAATCAGGATCAGATTTTAAATAAGTTGATTCCAACTCTCTAATACCTTTCAATTCGTCAATTATCCAAAGAATAAAATTCATAGCCTTGTTAACCTCTATTTTCTGAATATCGTTCAGAAAGAGATTAATACCTCTATCTTTAAACATTAAAAAAAACAATTGTTCGAAATCATTTTTAGCAAATAGCTCTGGCAAAGTTTCCTTTAATAAACCCCATTTTAAATAAATCAGGCTTTCGAAGTCAAAATTAAGCAAAATACTTGAACGTTTGCCGTTTTTTACCAAGAAATTAAAATCATCCTGCGATATTTGTAAAAGTTTGTTATTCAACATAACCTGATTTTCTTACTTTGGTTTTTGGATTCAATACTTCGCCTTCATTTATATATCTCATCGGATCAATACAATGATTAAACGCATCTATTGGTACGTTTATATTTTTTCCATCTTTAGATTTTACCCATCGATATTTTCTTAACTCGTTTATTAGATTTAAACTCCTAGCTGTCACTAAAAATTCTTCTTTTTGCAATGTTTGAATTCCAAATTTTATGCTATCTGGGCCTTTTACAGCTCCCTCTATACTTACACCATATCCTTTTATTTCGGTTATAGATTTAGGCTCTGAACTATCAGCAATAATTTTGCGTTTAAAATCTTTTTTTACTATTGCAGCAATTGCAGAGTTGGTTAACCCTTTCTCATAAAGAACCTCATCATAAATTGGAACTCCCTCGTGAATGTACTTATCAATGCATGTTGTAGGATCATTTGTGAATCCAAAGTCTAAACCTGATTTAACATACTTTGAGTTGGCTGGTAAATTGTCTATTATTTTCCAGTTTGTAAAAATGACCCCTTCTAAATTACCTATTTCTCCATAAATATAAACCTTGCACCAGTTAGCCCAGTATTCATTTTTAATATTTTTTTCTTCAAAAATTTTAGGATTAGGTAAATTTGTGTTATAAAAAGCTTTATCTTTTTTTTCTAGCAAATCCTCCAAAGTTTCAGGACTCAATCCCTCATTGTCTTCGTAAGTTAACAAAAGAAATTCCGCAGTTTTTGATGTTAAAACCTCATCGTGAACCCAAAATTTATTATCAGGATTAAAGTCTATCCAAGTTTCTTTTGATCGAATCATTAAAGCATCAGCAATTTCAAATGATATATGGTTCGCTTCATTTAAAAAAAGAATATCTCTTTTACCACTAGATTTGGCCTTACCTACTGAATCAAAACTTTTAAATTGAATTCTGCTACCTGACGAAAATGTATAGGTTAAGCTTGATGCATTCCAATGGCTTTCAATCCATCTATTTGTGTCGTACATAAAAGCCTTAAAAATATCCAAAGGACCTTCTTTAACTGCGGGCAATGTTTCCGCAACCACAGTCGCTTTTAATCTACTTTCTTTTATTAATTTGTCTGCTATGACTGGCAATATTCCATAGGTTTTGCCCCCGCTTGTTCCTCCTTGAACAACTTTTTTACGAGCCTGCATTGCCCTTAATTTTTTTATAGCAGTTGTGTGTTTAAACATAATTAAAACAAAGGTTGCTCCTTGATTTCTGTGACTTCTGATTTTTCTACAAGTCCATTTAGTCTTTGAGTTATACTAGGATTGTATATCCCAGCCATACCCCCTTCTATTTGATCTTTTTTTACTTTTTTTCTTATATACGAACAGATAGTGCGATACTCCTCATACCTTCCGTCAGTATTCGCTAAATAATGCCCTAAATCCTCAATTATTTCATTGTCTGAAAGCCAGCATTCAAAGCCCTCAATAGTTAAAGGTTTTTCTTTTTCCCTACTAACTTCATCAGCATCTTTCCCTACCCAGTCCTTAACTAAAAAAGGATTGCTTTTTACCTCTTTTTCATAAGACAAAAAATATTCCTTTAATTTTTCAGGGGTTTCTATTAATTTATTTCTTCCCATCTTTACCTAATTTCAATTAATACACAAACTTTTTTCTCAATCAATTCCTTGCATCTTTTTAAAGGCACTTCGAGTTCTTCATTTTTCATAATCAACCTATCCAATTGAATATCGTAATATTTCATAGCACAAACAACTAAAGCAGTTTTTTCCATTGTTCAATGTTTGATTTATATTCGTGTTTAAATTGCTTTTTATTATTAAGTATCTCAGGATTAAAATCAGACAAATCTTTTTTAACAATGTATCCGTTGGTTTGATTTATCATTTCAGAAGCACTAGAATAGTCTGTTGTTATCACTGTAGTTCCTAACACTAAAGATTCCAGTAAAACATATCCAAACGCTTCATAATCTGAGAGTTGTAAAAGAAAATCAGCGTTTTTAATATATGGGAAAGGATTTTCTAGTTTTCCATGAAACACCCAATTTTCAGGAGCTATTTTTTTTATATAATTCTCATAATTCTTATCAAAACCTTCCCCCACGATATGCCAAACATAATCAACATTTTTTATTTTTTCCGAAACCTTTAGCATTCTTTCAAAACCTTTTTCTTTTGAAATCCTTGAAACCGTCACTAATGTTAGCGTTTTCTTTTCTAGAATAAGTTCTTCGGATAAATTGCCTATAGAAGAATTTAATTCGTTGTAAATAAGTGTCGACTTATTACCTGTTAATTGCAAATCTAACTGTTCTTTGCAAACTTTTCCAACCGCTATGTAATTATCAATTTTTTCTTTTGGTAAATTAACTCTCATATCTCCAAAGCACCCATGAACCCATCTTAATTGCTTTTTTGCTTTTATTTTTTCTTTCTGGCAATAAATCGAGCAATAAACAACCGTATCGACTTCAATTTGCTTATGATTAAGATTTGCTATCTTTGCATATTTTGACATCCGAATAAGCATTTCAATGTCTGAAAATGGAGCAGTATAAGCTACAGTAATATCATAGTTAGTATAGAGTTTCTCTATTAGGTTTAAAATAGCTATCTCTACACCTCCTATTGAATTGATATGATGATAATAAAAACATATTTTTTTCATAAAACAAAGATACAAAAAAAGTAATAAAAAAAACACCCCTTAAAAAAAGGGTGCTTTCTTCCCACTAACCAAAAAATATTAATTATGAAACTGCTTGTAAAATTAATTAATTGTTTTTTAATATCCTAATAAAATTTAGTCTCGTTTG